CGTTGAAGATCCTGAAAAACCAGTTAAGACGATTGATGGGGATTTTGTTGATATCGGTGCGAAGACTTATCTCAAGAACGAAAGAGATGCGTTAAAGCACGATGCAAGAGAACTCAACGAATATGTACGACAGTTCCCGTTCACGGTTGATGAGGCTATGCGGGATAGTATTGAAGGCTCTACGTTTAATATTGGAAAGATATACGAACAAATAGAATACAATCAAGAGCTTTATCCTAACCCAGTAGTTCAAGGGAACTTTAGTTGGAAGGAAGGTGTTAATGATAAAGAGGTAATATTTAGTCCTAATCCACAGGGACGCTGGAGGGTGGCTTGGATGCCTAAGCCCGAAGATAGAAATAAATACAAAATAGAATATGGAAAGAAAACTCCTGCGAATGATCATATTGGTGTTGGTGGTGTCGATAGCTATGACCTGGACAGCACAACTGATAATAGAGGCTCGAAAGGGGCTTGTCATCTCTACAACAAATTTAGTCTCGCTGCTCCTGCCAATATGTTTGTTGCTGAATACGCTAGTCGCCCTCCTTTGGCACGAATCTTCTACGAAGACGTATTAATGGCTGCCGTATTTTACGGTTACCCACTTTTAATAGAAAACAACAAGTACGGTATTGTACGATACTTTGAGTCCAGAGGTTACGAGGAGTATGTAATGAAAAGACCGTCTCACCTAAAGACACCTGGTTCTGTAAACGTAAAGACTCGTGGTATTCCTTCTAACTCTCAAGATGTTATCCAAGCTCACGCTCACGCTATTGAAGCGTATGTGGAAGAACACGTAGGTATAAACTCAGAGACGGGGGAGATGGGTAAGATGTATTTCCAAAGAACACTGGAAGATTGGATTGGATACAAGATAGACAACCGTACAAAATTTGACCTTACGATTAGCTCAGGTCTCGCACTTCTTGCGGCTCAAAAAGTTAAGGTTGAAAAGAAAAAATCAGACTTTAATGGCAAGCAGTTTTTCCGCAGATACAACAAGGAGATAAGGCGCTAAAACACAGCGTTTTAATTTCGTATATTTGCAAGGAAGTATTCTGCGAAACGCTATGTACAATAATGACAACGACAAAGGGAAGTACGGTAACTTTCCCGATCCATTTGCACACTATTCTGTAAAGACATCCAAGTCTTACGGTATGAAATACGCCAAAGCCATTGAGAAACAATGGGGGCAATCTGATGACGAGAGAAGTCTTTTTAGACGCAGAATGAAAGACTTCGAGACCAATCGTGATTATGCGAATGGTACACAAGATACTTCTATCTACAAGCAGATTCTAAACTCTTTAGATCCAAATAACGGAGACGGTACTCTTTTGAACTTGGACTGGTCACCAGTTCCTATTGTTCCAAAGTTTGTAAAGATTGTAGTAAACAACATCCTATCAAAGAAACCGTATCCTAATGTAAACGCTATTGACCCTCTTTCTCAGTCAGAAAAGGATCAGAAAAAAGCAGAGCAGCTTTTCAAAGTAAAGAACAAAGAAACTATTGCTCAGCTAAACAATCTAGGCGTAAATACCGGTATTGACCTCAGCGATATCCCGGAGACACCAGAAGAAGCTGAAATTTTTATGGATGCCAATGTGAAGACAGCTGCTGAGATTGCTGCTCAGGTTGGTACTAATATGACTCTTGAGTGGACAGATTTTAACCAGAGAGTATATCGTAGAGCGGTAAACGATCTGGTTACTTGTGGTATGGGAGTTGTCAAAAGAAACAACGACCCAAACTATGGCATCACCGAAGAGTACATCGACCCAGCGTTCTTCTTTCATAGTTACACCGAAGACCCTACATTTAGTGACCTCATTTATGCCGGACACATCAAAAAAATTAGCATCTCGGAACTCAAACGTATCGCTGGTGATGAGCTTACTGAAGAACAGTATGTGAAGATTGCTCAGAAGGTAAAGAACAAGTATCAAAACAGAGCAGACAAGCTCAGCTACAAATACTACGATGAAACTCTAGACCGTACAACGTATGGATACGATGAGTTTATCGTTGAGGTAATGGACTTTGAATTCTTATCTACAGATGACATCATCTTCGAGGAGAAGCAGTCTAGATTTGGCAACACAAACTTTTATTACAAAGGCTTTGAGTACAATCCTCCAAAGGAATCTGTGTACGACAGAAAGCCCGTGAATATGAACATCCAAACTGTTTTTGGAGGTAGCTACATCGTTGGGTGTGGTTATATTTTTGATTACGGTCAGAAGAAGAATATTCCTAAAAATGCACACGACCTAACAAAAGCTAGACTATCTTATTCCGTAGTAGCTACGAACCTACGTAGAATGATGCCTAAGTCTTTGGTTGGATCGGTAATCGGATTCGCTGACCAGTTGCAGCTTTCTCACTTAAAACTACAACAGGCTATCGCAAAAGCCAAGCCTGATGGTCTCATTGTAGACATTGAAGGATTGGAGAATGTACAGCTAGGTAAAGGCGGTGAACTACAACCATTAGACATTCAAGACATCTATGAACAAACGGGTGTATTCTACTATCGTTCGAAGAATCCAGAAGGTGGATTCCAGAACCCTCCAGTTAGGAGCTTGGATAATAGCATTCGCAATATTAACGAGCTTATTGGTATCTACAATCACAATCTGCGTCTTATTCGTGATACAACAGGTATAAACGAAGTAATGGACGGTACTTCTCCTAAGGGAGAGCAGCTTGTGGGTGTACGTCAGCAGGCTATTGCCGCTGGTAACAACGCTATATACGATATTACCAACGCATCTATGTATTTGTATGCTAAGGTGTGTGAGGATATCGTAAAGTGTTTACAGATTTTACCTGTAGATTCGGTTTTGTATCAAGTGTACACTAAAGCTATCGGTAAGACCAATATGGATGTACTGTCTTCATTCGGAGACCTTCCTATGTACAACTTCGGAATCAAGGTTCAAACTGAGATGGATGATACTGAAAAGGCTTACTTAGAGCAAAACATTCAAGTTGCTTTATCTCAAAAAGAGATCGATTTAGAAGATGCTATTGCTGTAAGACAACTTAAAGATGTAGACCAGGCGGAACGCTTGCTTATCATCAGACGTAAGAAGCGTATGCGTCAGCAGCAAGAGATTGCTCAGCAGAACTCTCAGATGCAGGCACAGATGAATCAACAGACAGCGCAAGCCGCTTCTCAAGGTAAGATGCAGGAGATTCAAATGCAGTCTCAAGCTAAGATTGCTGAGATTCAGGCTGAGGCTCAAGCTCAGGCACAATTGCTTCAGCTAGAATACCAGCTGAAAGGACAGCTAGAGTCGGCTAAGTCTAATATGGACATTGCTGAAAAAGCTCAAGAAAGAGACTTCCGGAAGAGACTAGAGGATATGAAGGAAGACCGTAAAGACGAAAGAGTTAAAAAACAAGCGGTTGAACAGTCTAAAATGATCTCTCAAAGACAGGGTCAGAGAGGAGAGCTAGAAGATGATTCAAGTGACTTAACACAACTACTTGATAATCAGTAAATTAGTACCTTTGCAATATGGCAACAAGCATAAACTTAGATATAGCAAACCGAGTAGACATCACTACCAGAAAAGGAGATACGTTCACCCTAGAGCTTACTTTTAAAGACGAGGATGGCGTAGTAATTGATCTCTCTTCTGGTTACGAGTGGATGATGCAGGTGCGTGAAACGGACACCTCATCAGCAACCTTGTTAGACGGAGACTCTAACGATGAAACTGCTAATGACTTTGGGTTTACTGGAGACAATAACGGTTTGCTGACCATTACAGCCTCAGCTACTACGATGGCAGGTATTGATGGAGGTATCTATGTTTATGATTTGCAAAGCTCTCAGGGTGCTGTTGTTGTAACTTGGATGTACGGAATCTTTAAGGTTAACGAGGACGTAAGTGAGTAACATTACAGTAAATAACCAGGAGAGCATTAGCGTATCCATTAAGCAAACTGGATACAACAAGACTACCATTGCCAAGCAGCCCGCCCAGAACAATCTGGACATTAAAGGTCTAAAGGGTGGTGGTGATAAGAACTATGTGCATACGCAGTCCACGCCCGCAGCGTCTTGGACGGTATCGCACAACTTGGGGAAGCGACCCGCAGTAGTGGTGGTAGACTCAGCTGAAGATGTAGTATATGGAGACATACAATATATAGACGATAACACAGTAACCCTAACCTTTTCAGGAGCATTTTCTGGAAAAGCATATTTTAACTAGCTATGGCAATAAAGTATCTAAACAGTATAAACCTCAGTCAGAATGAGATTCAGAACGTAGTCGTTCACAACCTCGCTTCTGCACCATCTAACCCTAAGCTGGGTCAGATTTACTACAACACTTCTTCTACAGAGGTGTATGTCTGTATCAACGAGGTTGGTCCAGTATGGCAGAGTATGAAGGGGGACATCACCGCAGTAACCGCTTCTACTGGATTGTCTGGTGGCGGTACTGAAGGTGCGGTATCCCTAGCGTTAAAGAACAATGCAAACTTCTCTGCAAACACAATCCTCAAGTGGGACGACTCCAATGGTCAGTTTGTAGACTCGCTGGTTTCTGACGATGGCAGTACGGTAACCATTGCGGGTAACCTTACCGTAAGCGGTACGACTACTACGGTCAACACAGAGACTATCAATCTTGCAGATAATATCATTCTGTTGAACAGCAACCTTGCGGGTGATGCTGCTCCTTCTGAGAATTCAGGTATTGAGATTGAGCGTGGTACATCTGCGAATGTAAGCTTCATCTGGAACGAGGGTTCTGACTACTGGAGTACGGTAGATCAGCCACTACACATTGGCAGTATTGCAGACTTGTCAATTGATGAAAACAGTACTGTATTATTCCAAGACAGCGGTGTTGTTAAAAAAGCTGTGGTTACAGATGTGTTAGACCTCTTGACCATTAGCACTGAAAGCGGTACTTCTAACCCAAGCTCAGGACAGCTTTCTATCTCTGCTGGTAATGGTATTAACACTACGGGTAGTGGGGCTACGGTAACAATTACAGCTGAGGTAGCTACAGAAACCAACCAAGGGGTTGTAGAACTCGCTACTACAGCGGAAGCTGTTGCGGGTACAGATACTGCTCGTGCGGTAACTCCTGCGGGTGTTGAAGCACACTACGATGCTAAGAACTATGCTACTGATGTGGGTGACGCTACAAATACCGAGTTTGACATTACGCACAGCTTGAATACGTTGGATGTTATCGTACAGATTTACGAGAAGAGTACAGGCGCTACAGTGTTCACGGATGTGGTGCGTGACGATGTTGATACAATAACATTGACCTTTGCTACAGCACCAGCAGCTAACGCATACCGAGTATTGGTAACTAGCATTGCGTAAGTATAAATAAATCAATATGTTAAGGGGTGGTGGCGCAAAGTCGCTACCCCTTTATTCATTATCTTTGCGTAATACAGTATTACTATGGCAATAAAGTTTCTCAATAGCGTAAATGCAGACTCTGGTGTTCTGTATGTAGATGCAGCAAATGATAGAGTAGGTATCGGAACGACTAGTCCAGGTACTAAATTACACGTATATGATGCGACTGCTAATGCTTTAGGTATATTTGAATCTGGAGATAATTTAGCTACTATAAGATTATCAGATAACGATACAAATGGATACTGGCATACTCAAAATAACGGTACACAATTAGGAGTTGAATCAACTTATAGCGCAAATAACTTAACAGTAAGAAGCGGTGGTAACGTAGGTATCGGGACGACTAATCCTACTCAGAAGTTACACGTTGTAGGGACTTCAAATTTAGCAGGCGCTGTTCAAGTCTCTGGGGGAACTTTTGTTGATGCTAATAGAAGAAACATCTATTTAGATTCGTTTGACGCTGGTGGTGGAGCGGGTATTTTCTTTAGAGATGGATTTACTTACAACGCCTCTATTACAGCTGAAGATCATAATGGTAGTTCTGCTGATGGAATTTGTATTAGCGGTTATGACGGTATTTCTTTCTCAACTGGTTCTAATAGTAAGAATGAAGTAGTAAGAATCACAGGTGGTGCTTCTGGAATTGGAAGAGTAGG